CATACCTGTCTTTGGCCAAAGGAGAGCTTAGAAATGTCACATAAACAATTAGAAAAAGTCCTAGAGCACTTGCTCAATCATGATCAAGAAGCCGCAGGCGATTTATTGCATAGTTACTTCGTAGAGAAGGGACGCGGCATATACGAGAGTATGATTCAGTCTGATGAACAGATTGAAGAAGAAATCAGCGGCGACCCAGTACACGATTTTGAAGAAGAAGTTATTGCTGACGAAACAGAAATTGAAAATGAGGAAATGTTCTCCGAAGAAGACGGCGACATGGATCCAGAAGCAGCCGCAGACGAAATGTCACCAGATGCAGAAATGCCAGCTGGCGATATGGAAGATGCTCCTGAAGATGAAACTAAGTCAAGCGTTGAAGACGCTATGATGGACGTTGAAGATGCAATTTCAGCATTGAAGGCAGAATTTGATAAGTTGGTAAACGGCGAAGGCGATGATGCCCCAGCTGACGATGCTGAAGAAGCACCAACAGACATGCCAGAAGAATCACTAGGCGAAGCAGTGGACCTTGCAAAGGTTGCTTCACCAGACAACGGTGACAAAGCTGACAACAAGTCAAGCCCAGTTCGCAAGGCTGATGCTCCACTAAACGGCGCTGCCGCTGTTAAGTTTGGACAAGGTAACGAAACTGGTGGTAAGGTTGCCGCTCCAAAGAGCTTGAATTCCACAACTGAGCCAAACGTAAAACCAGCACCAAAGCCAGTAACAGCACAGGCTTCCGGTGTTAATGTTAAAAGCCCGATCTCCGGAGCATAATACACATGTTACCGTTGGTAGAAGCACTTACATTTGATCAAGCAGGTATGGTTGTCGAAGCAAAAGACAACTCTACCGGCGGTAAGTCTTTGATCATGAGCGGCATCTTTATACAAGGTGGCGTGAAGAACCAGAACCAGCGTGTGTATCCTGTGCAAGAGATTGCTAAGGCAGTTGATAGCGTCAAACAGAGATTAGACTCTGGTTACAGCGTATTGGGTGAGGCAGATCACCCAGAAGATTTAACCGTAAACATAGACCGTGTAAGCCACATGATCGAATCAATGTGGATGGACGGTCCTAATGGTTATGGCAAACTTAAGGTATTACCTACTCCAATGGGTAATATCATCAAGACCCTGATGGAAAGTGGTGTCAAGCTAGGAGTTTCTAGTAGAGGCAGTGGTAATGTCAATGAAGACGGAAACGTCAAAGACTTTGATATTGTCACAGTAGATATCGTTGCACAACCCAGTGCACCAGATGCCTATCCCACAGCAATCTATGAAAGGGCCATGATGCATAAGCGTCGCGCAGCATTGATGGATGTCGCTGGCGCAGTGAATCATGACAGACGGGCGCAGAAGTTCCTCCACGAAGAGGTTCTAAAGTTCATCAGTAGCCTGAAATAAGGAGACTAAGAGATGGCAAACTTTACAGAACTTTTCGGATCCGAGGTACTCTCAGAAGATGTGAAATCCAAGCTAGCAGAAGCCTGGGATGCAAAAGTCAAGGAAAACAAGACTGAAGCATTAGCAGAACTCCGTGAGGAATTCTCCCAGCGTTACGAGCATGACAAATCAGTTATGGTCGAAGCATTGGACCTTTTCATCAGCGAAAACTTGCAGAAAGAGCTCGGTGAGCTCAAGCAAGATCGCGATGCAATGGTACAAGCACGTGTAGAATACAAGAAGAAAGTGGCTGAGCATGCTGAGCTACTAAATCGCTTTGTAAACGAAACGATGGCTAAGGAAATCAACGAATTGAGAGAAGACCGCGAAAAGAATAAAACCAGCATTAAGAAGTTGGAAGAATTCACACTTCGCAAGTTAACCAAGGAACTGAATGAATTGCGTGAAGAAGAGCAAAAGCTCATCGACACCAGAGTTCAATTGATTTCAGAAGGCAAGCAGGCAATCAAGGAAGCCAAGCAGAAATTCGTTTCTCAGGCTGCTGACAAAGCCAATGCCTTTATTGGCGAAGCACTCCGCAAGGAAATTGGCCAATTGAAGCAAGACATTACCGAAGCTCGCAAGAATGCTTTCGGTCGTAAGATCATGGAAGCATACGCCGCTGAGTTTATGGCATCGCACTTTGCAGATGCTACTGAGCTCAAGAAGCTGAGTGACAAGATCATTGCTCTCGAAGGAGCTGTGGCTGAAAAGGCACAGATCGTTGAAAGCAAGCAACAAGCAATAGCTGACGCTGAACGCAAAACTCGTATCGCAGAAGATACGTTGAAGCGCGATCGTGTTATGCAAGAATTGATGGCGCCTTTGTCGAAAGACAAGCGTGGTATCATGGAAGACCTACTAGGCACAGTTTCGACTGAAAAGCTTCGTGAGTCATACCAGAAATATCTTCCGTCAGTTCTGAACGAGAGTGGCCGCAGTCCCGGTAAAAAGCCGCTTATCGAAAGTCGCCAAGAGCAGAACACTAGTGCTGCCACAGGTGATAAGACTTCTGAATCTGCCATTGATGATGGTTCGATAATCAGTCTTAAGAAACTTGCCGGAATCGCAAAGTAATAACAGGAGAATTACAATGTCCGATAAACTTTTCGAGTCCCGTAACTGGTCAGCCGCTAAAGAGGCTCTCGTTGAAGGACTCTCAGGTAACCGTAAGACAGTTATGGAGACCGTATTAGAAAATACACGTAAGTACATGACTGAAAGTGCAGCCACTTCAACCACAGCCGGCAACGTCGCTGTATTGAACAAGGTTATTCTTCCAGTAATCCGTCGTGTTATGCCAACCGTGATCGCCAATGAAATTCTTGGTGTTCAGCCTATGACTGGTCCAGTAGGCCAGATCCACACAATGCGTGTTCGCTATGCAGAAACAGCCGCTGGCCGTACTGCTGGTGACGAAGCACTTGGTCCATTCGATATTGCTAAGGCATACTCAGGTAACTTGTCAACAAGCACACCTGGTGCAGCCGCTACTAGCACACTCGAAGGTGACGGTGGTAAGAAGCTAAACATCCAGATCTTGAAGCAAACTGTTGAAGCCAAGTCACGCAAGCTACAAGCTCGCTGGACATTTGAGGCTGCTCAGGACGCTCAATCAATGCACGGTCTTGATGTTGAAGCAGAAATCATGGCAGCACTTGCACAAGAAATCACAGCTGAAATCGACCAGGAATTGTTGACCAGCCTACGTGCTCTTTCAGGTACAAGCGACACATTTGACATGACTCCAACAACAGGAACTGCCTTCACTGGTACTCCTAACTACGTTGGTGATCGCCATGCAGTATTGGCAATCATGATCAACCGTGCAGCCAACCAGATTGCACAGCGCACACGTCGTGGCGCAGGTAACTGGATTGTTGTAAGCCCAACAGCTTTGACAGTTCTTCAGTCTGCTACTACTTCTGCTTTCGCTCGTACAACAGAAGGTACATTTGAAGCTCCTACAAACACCAAGTTTGTTGGTACTTTGAACAACTCAGTACGTGTTTATGTTGATAGCTATGCTACTGACACTACACCAGTATTGATTGGTTACAAGGGACCAAATGAAATGGATGCCGCAAGTTTCTATTGCCCATACATTCCATTGATGAGCTCAGGTGTTGTGCTTGATCCAAACACATTCGAACCAACTGTCAGCTTCATGACACGTTACGGATATGTTGAATTGACCAACACTTCATCAAGCTTCGGTAACGCCGCTGACTATCTGAACAAGATTGCAGTTGCTGGATTGGTTTTCGCTTAATCCAAGTTGCCTTAAAGCAATACAAATACCGGGTAGAAATACCCGGTATTTTTTTGTCCTCTCAAACGGTAAATACTTCTGGAGATCTTAATCATGCCAACTAAAATTAGCCCAGACGACAGACTTATCATTGACAGTACCAATGGTGTACAGTTACCTAGAGGAACAGAGTCTCAGCGTCCTTCAAATGCACTACCAGGAACCATACGTTTCAATACCACTGCTGGAGAAATTGAAGTAAGAAAAGGTTTCACAGATTGGTTTACGCTGTTACGTGGTACCGGTGTAGAATCAATTTCAGTTGGCGCAGTCAAGCCAGAATTTGGTAGTGTTGGAAGGATCTGGATTGACAGCACAGAAAACAGAATTTATTATGACACAGGAACTGAATGGGTATCAATTGGTGCCGCACAGACGCTGGATCCTATCGCAGTGCTATCATCAGGCAATCTAGGCAGCATAACAAGCACAGGAGGCGGTGTTGATGCGTTTGGTTCAACGATTGAAATGATCACCCTGGACCTTAACGAGAATGGTGCTATTACCAATGTTGATCTAGGTTTTTTTGTGTGATATGGTAAATAATTCAAGTAGATGTCTTTTATAAAAGACACAATATGATTCAGGAGAAATATCATGGCAAATACAATTGGTTCTGGAACAGTTGGAAAACTTGCATACTATGCCGTAAATGGAACAGACCTTGCACCAATGCCTTCGCCGGTATTGTACGACAACACAAATAAGGTACTCACAGTACCAGGAATTCTTATCACCAAGAGCGCATATAGTGAAGGATTTGGTTTTTCTGGACTGAGTTTTCAATCATACCATAACAGCGTTCCAACAAACTCTTTTAATTTTCTAAGAGGCCGAGGCACATCAGCAGCCAAATTATTGCCACAAACTGGTGATCAGTTAGCAAACATTGTAGCTGCCGGATGGAATGGCACAGCACCTTATGTGGGTGCAACACTTAGAGCTGTTGTTAATGGTACACCGGGTGCCACAAGCATGCCAACTGAATGGGTTTTTGGTACACATGACGGTACAAGCATAGCCGATCGTGTGAAGATAACCAAAGCAGGACAGTTGAATGTCAACAGCATATCAAACTTTTCAGGTACAGATTTAACTATTGCACCTGCAGGAAAGACACTGTTAGGTGCACCAAGCAAGGTCAGCATAACCGGTGGTTCAGCTGGACAAGCACTGATCACAGACGGTGCAGGAAATCTATCCTGGAGCACAATATCAGGAAGCGGTGCAACTTATACCATTAGTGCTGAAACTGCCACAGGTGGTGTAAATCTCAGACTGACTGGTTCTAATTCCACTACAGATGACGTTAAATTAGCTGCCGGTTCTAATGTTACATTGACTAGAACAGATGCCAGCACAATCACTATTGCGGCAACCGGCGGTGGAACTGGCACAGTGACATCAGTAGGTGGAACTGGCACAGTTGCCGGATTGACATTGACAGGAACAGTTACTACTTCGGGTAGTTTAACACTTGGAGGAACACTGGCAGTTCCTATAGCAAATATCACAGCAACTGGAACCAGAGATAGTACAACTTATTTGCGCGGTGACGGAACCTGGGCCACGGGTGGCGGAGGCGGTAGCGGAACAGTAACGTCCGTTGCAGTGTCTGGCGGCACGACCGGCCTAACAACCTCAGGCGGACCGGTCACTAGCGCAGGCACGATTACGCTTGCTGGCACGCTGGCCGTTGCTAACGGCGGTACAGGTCAAACCACATATATCAATGGTCAGATTCTAATAGGTAATACCACAGGAAATACACTGGCCAAAGCCACACTTACCCAAGGCACAGGAATAACAATAACAAACGGTGCAGGTTCAATTACCATTGCCAACAGTAGCCCAATGGATTATCCAGATGCTGGTATTGCTGTGTCAACAGGAACAGCTTGGGGAACATCAAAGACATCTCCAACAGGAACCATCGTAGGAACAACCGATACACAAACATTGACCAACAAGCGTGTGCAATCTCGTGTGTTAGCACTTTCGGCCAATAGTGCAACACCAGCAATCAATACCGACAGCTATGATATGGTTGTGATAACAGCACAAATAGCAAACATAACATCAATGACTTCCAGCTTAACAGGAACTCCAGTAAATGGACAGAAGCTGTGGATTGCTTTCACAGCTACATCTGGTACTCCTACTATCGCATGGGGAACATCGTTTGAAAGCTCAACGGTTACATTGCCAACTGGTATTACAACCACACGTAGTGATGTTGGATTTATCTGGAATGCGGCGACCAGCAAGTGGCGCTGTGTTGCTGTAGCATGATAGGAGGAAAGACACATGGAATACAACATACTTGAAAATGGATGGTATCAACTTTCCTTCACGGTAGAGGCTGATGGCAATGTCTATCGTGATGCACTGGTAATAACACCAGAAGAATACAATGTGCTGACGTCTGAATCTTTTGAAGATATCAAGCAACAGCGATATAGTAACTGGAAAATCATACACGATACAATGGTCGCAGAAGCATTTGATACCAGTACGTTTGTTGTGGTTCCTCCAATAAGGGAGCAGACAAATGGCTAATAGATATTGGGTTGGTGGAACTGGTACTTGGGACGGAACTAACACAGCCAACTGGTCCGCTACATCCGGTGGTGCTGGCGGCGCCAGCATACCCACTGACGGTGACAGCATATACTTCAATTCCAGCAGTTCGTCAGGTAGCTATAGTGTCACGTTTGATGGCAATACATATGGATATCACGTCCCAGCAAGTGTCAGTATAGCTGGCCCGGCCAGCGGTACGTTGACACTTAATGGTACATATTCTAATTTTTTTGTCGGTGGTGCTGGTGGTTTAACCATAGCGGCAACAGGAGTAACAACGTCGGCTTTGATGGTATATGTTGCGGGTTCTAGCAATACCACAATCACCACAAATGGCGTAGCGATAGCCAACCTTGAAATAGATCTTACAGGATATACAGTTACGTTGGGTAGCGCACTCACAACTTCAGCAGTGACTTTTTATTCTGGTACTTTCAATACAGCAAACTACACAATCACAACAAACATATTCAGTAGCAATCAACCCTACAACAGGGTGCTTAATCTTGGATCGTCAACTGTGTATGTTAATGGAACTGGAACAAATGCCTGGAGTTGTGCAGATACTACTTCACAGCTCACAGTCAATAGCGGCACTTATAACATAATCATGTCAGGCGCCGGAGCTACTAGTTTCAACGGTGGTGCAAAGTCTTGGCAGACATTAACACTTGCAGGTGCTGGTCCTTTTACGATCATTGGAAGCAACACTTTCAACACTCTGACAAATAGTGTTCGTCCTTCTACAGTTAAGTTTACATCAGGTACAACACAGACTTTTACGAACTTTACCTTAAGCGGCACGTCTGGTAATCTTGTAACCATAAATTCAACAGTATCAGGAACGGCTGCTACCTTGTCTAAAGCATCGGGCACAGTATCTTGTGATTATCTCAGCATTAAGGATTCCACAGCCACTGGTGGAGCAACATGGTCAGCTGGTGCAAATTCAACAAACGTAAGCAATAACACAGGATGGACATTCTCTGGAACACCGCCTGTTAGTGCTACCACTGGTAATTTCTTCAGTATGTTCGGGGCTTGATTACGATAAATAAAAGATCGGAGAAATAAAACATGCCCACACAACTTCAATTACGCGGCGGCACTACACTACAAAATGCCTCCTTCACTGGCCTTGCAAGAGAGGTTTCAGTTGATACTACCAAGCACACGCTGATTGTGCATGATGGTACCACTGAAGGCGGGCATGAATTGGCTCTTGCTGATTTAAGCAATGTTACCGGCTCAGCAGGTGCAACTTACGGTATCAGTGCAGAAACTGCCACAGGCGGAGTTAATCTTAGATTAACTGGGTCCAACTCAACCACAGACGATGTTAAACTAGCTGCCGGTTCTAATGTCACACTGACCAGAACAGATGCCAACACAATCACTATTGCTTCCACAGCTACAAGTGGTGCAACTTATGGTATCAGTGCAGAAACAACCACAGGCGGAGTCAATCTAAGACTAACTGGATCCAACTCCACCACAGATGATGTCAAACTAGCCGCTGGTACAAATATTACACTGACCAGAACTGATGCCAACACAATCACTATTGAAGCGGCAGGCGGGGGAGCCGGATCAGGCACAGTGAACTCAGGTGTTGCAAAGAAATTGGCCTACTATTCAGCTACAGGTACTGCTGTTGATGATGTGGCTGGCATTGAATGGGACAGTGCAACAACAACATTGACTGTGACAGGAACAGTGGCAGCTGACAATTTTGTGTCCGGCGGTGTTGGTACTCCAAATTTTACATCTGATACTGATCTTGAAATAGTCACAAACCACAGCGTGTCAGACAAAACATTTACCTTTACCTTAGGAGGATCACTGAAATTTCCAGTGCTCACAGTGGCTACATTACCATCAGCAACAACCGCAGGACAACGTGCTTTTGTTAGCGATTCAACTGCAACAGCATCTGGAAATTTTGGTGCAGTTGTTACCGGCACAGGAACAAACAAAGTACCAGTTTACAGTGATGGAACAGATTGGCGCATAGGTTAATCACACAGAAAAATAAGGTAACAGACAATGTCAACTGAACGCGAGTACGTAGTCACATTGCGTGACAAGAATGATGCAACTGATTTTATAACACAGATGACAGATTCTTCTGCGG